TGCCCCAGCCGTTGTTCCCCCATCCGAAGAAAGCAAAAATGAATAAAACAATAATCCACCAACTACCATCTCCGCCAAACATGCCGTCATTATTTCTACCGTTTCCAGTAGCAGCGGCAATATCTGCTAAGCTATAATTTCCATCCATAGTTATAATCTCCTTTATTGTGTATTTACATCAATCTGGCCAGATTGTAATGTACTATTTCATTCCTTTCAACATGTGCTGGAATTGCCCTGCCATCTGTTGAACTTGATTAAGTTGTTGCTGAGAAATCTTCCCAGACTGTAACATCTTCTCAACTTCTGCTTTCGGGTCTCCCTTAAAATTCTGCTTAAACTGCATAAACTGCTGTATCATCTGCATTGGTCCGTTTCCCTGCGGCATCCCACCGCCAAGCGCGTTAAATAATGGATTACTCATCTGCGTTTCCTCCCTTGACCGCTGATTCCTGCACGGTATTAGCCCTAACAGGTTCAGAAAATGAATTTAATCGGTTTATGATAGCTTCGTATTTGCCCTTTAAATCGTCATATTCCTGTCTGGTGACATATTTGCTGTCCATGTTCTGGACAGGCTGTTTAGGTGGCATCTGAGTGCCTACCTCGTGGTACTCAAATATCCGTAACGGCTGTGGCATACCGGAAACGTCAGTGGATTTTATGTAGAACTTTTCACTTTCACTGTCCATCAGTAAAACGCTTGTTCCGGGTGCTACCAGATAGGATTTTGCTCCGACTTCGCCAGATACCCACAGGATTCCATTGTTATTCTGCTGGGGTTGCTGTACTGGTTGAGCTGGCATCTGGACAGGCTGTTGCTGAAATTGGTTCATCTGTCCCGGAACACCAAAACTATATTGATAAGGATTGTTATATAATGCCATCTTATGCACCGCCTTTCTAATTATATTTTTGCATAGATGTATCAATCTAAAAAGTTCAAAAAAGTATCGAAAAAGTATTGTGTAATAACGCACATAGATTTATAATTGAGAAAAAAGGAGGGATTAACATGGCAACAGAAGCGCAGAAAAGAGCGGTAAGAAAGTATGAGAACAGCAACTATAGGCTAAACATTGTCTTTCCAAAAGGAACTAAAGAGAGGATTGAAAAGCTCGGTCTTGGCAAGAGCAACAGTGCCTTTATCAGGGATGTTGTTCTGTCAGAGCTCGACAGGCTAGAAAAAAAATAAAAATAACGCACATATACGCTTGACATATAACGCACATAGATGTATAATAAAGACAGTTAAAGAAAACCAATTACACAGCCCCTACAAGGGGCGGAACGGAGGAAAAAAGATGAGAAAATTTGAATTGAAACAGGTAGCCCGAAACAATTCCGAAAACTTCGGATGTGCCAAAGTTACAGCAGCTTGGCTGTGCGGCACAGAGTCCCAGAAAGAGGATTTTATAAATTCTCTGGGCGAGAACTGGGTGAGAATCCCGGCGGAACTTGTTGACGAGACCACCGAGCAGAATTTTATTTCTTACGCTCGGGCATAAGGAGGAGGGAAAAGAAGATGTTAGAAAGAAAAATTGATCGAGCAATTGAGAAAGAAGCAATAAAAACCGGGAAGATGGGAACCGAACTGGTGACCGTAGAAATGGCACTGACAAGTGGAGAAATCGAGGAGTTTAGAAACCTCGAAAAATATGACAGCGATCATTATTTTTGGGAAATCGAGGGTAACACCCTTAGAATTTCCTATACAGAAGAAATTTAAGAAAACGCCCGGAACTGTTCTTGAAATAGTACTGAATAAGTGCAAATTTTAATATTTCTATTTTGGAAAGACGCAAAATAAGCCCCTGAGAGATAATCCTGGGGCTTTTATTGTCGTCTTAACACACTTTAATTATTTTATTATTCACCCTCCGGCTTAATCGTTTCGCCGTGGATATACTCACATTCATCTGTTCTGCACAGTATTCAAGAGTGTGTTCCTGACATCTCAGCCGAAACAGTCTTTCTTCGTCCGGTGTAAAATTGCACTCTAACAAGAATCTGTCTATATCTTTCTTAGTGAACACATATAATTTCATGAGCATACCCCTTATTAATGCAATTAACGCTGATTCTGTGCAAGATACTCCGTGAGCTTCTGCTTTGTTTTTTTTAACTCCTCGACGTTGTTTCCGCTGATCTGACTGTCTAGCATGGTTGATAACACTTCCAGAATTAATGAATCTCGTTCTGCGATTCTCCGAAGACTTTCATAATCTCGTCTATCATGCTCTTCCAGTGTCTCTACTCGCTTATTAAGTCGAAATGCCGGAGTAATCCATTTAAAAATTACGGCTGCCGCGCCTCCGACAATAGACACCCCTCCACAGATAGAGAGGAAAATCTGTACAAATTCTGATATGCTCATTTATTCTCCTTTTCCCAGTAATATACCGGAATCTCATTACCGGAATCCCATGTGTCAAAATATTTGCCATCTTGTACCGTCACTACATGACCGTCTATGCAGAGGATGTATGTGCCTGTCGGATGGTCTGCGCAAAAGTCGTTGACTGTATAGATATATCGCTCCGACTGCTCAATCAGTTTTCGCCTGTATCCATGCTTATAGAGGTACGCTCCCCAGACATAATTTGCGCTCGGCATATCTGACAGAGTACATGCCTGTATCATTAATCCGGCGAATACTGTTTCCCAGTCGAAGCCAGTTGCTTTACATATTGCCCGGACAACGCAATCTCCTGTTCTCTTATCCTTAACAGGATTTGGATTGAAATATTCCCATCTATCCATCAGTCAATCCCCTTTGCTGTTTTATAGCGTTTTGCCGCTCCTCTGGCTTTAGCGGCGTTCTGGCGGTTCCACTTCGCGATCATGAGCCGGTCTTGCAGTTCCCTCAGATCGTTCTGCTTGCAGTAATCTTTATATGTAGCATTTTGTTTTTGGAGAAGAAAAGACTTCCGGTCAAGGTCTTGCTGAAGTGCGAACCTTGTCTGTTCATCCTTACAGTTATCAACCGCCGCTTGCAGTCCAAGGACTTCACGCTTCGTCTTGCGGATTCTCCGTTCATAAGTACGTTGCCGCTGTTCTTTTTCGTACTGTTTACCTTTGTCGGCTTTGTCCTGTGCTGATAGTTCTGCATAAGGATTAAATTCTCCATCACTGGCTCCAAAGCTATGCCGACAGTTGACCCCTGACAATCCGCTTGCTGTTCCATACCCAGTCAATGAGAACGGCGGAAATTTCTTACTCTTGCCAGAACGAGAGTATATCTTGCCTTGCCAAAACGAGTGATTTCCCGGATTCTCGCCGCCGTCACCTGTTCTGGCTCCTATGTGTGCACTGACCAGAACTAAATCCCAGTCCATTTCTTCCATGCGTTTGAGAGATATATCTCCCGTAGCCTGAGCCACACCAGTTCTGACAGAACGTGCAACTGCGGTTTCGATTGTGTCTTTTCTGCCAGATGGATATGTGACGGTAATACCATCGCTCACAACGTTATTAACTGCCTCTTTGATGGCTTGCGTATACCCGACCGCCCCTGTCATCACATGGTTATATGCAAGGTCGCATTGCTCAATATAGAGTCTCTGAGCGGCACTTGCGGTTGTTCTTGTAAAGTTCTTCCATTCGCCCATAGTCGCAAGCATATTCCGTTCCATGAGCCTTATCATAGCCGGAGACTGTTCGAGCGGTACAGGACTTAATCCTGCCGCCTTGTACACCTTGTCATCATAGTTCATTGCAGTGATTCCGGCATCTTCAAACGCTTCAAGGAGTTCCTGCTGTTCGCGTTTGGTATATCTGGATAATTCCGCTAGAATGTCCTCTAGTAGTTCGCCGGATTCCTGTAGCGTTCTGATTCTCCACGCATCAGCATTAGTTAGGATATAGTCCTCACCCCTGCCGATTCTTGCCATCATTCTTGACACGATCTCAGAGATGATATACTGATGCAGTTCTTCTGCAATTTGTTCACTGCCCTCTGTTATCCGGCGTAAATATTCAGGACTAAGCATAGTATATCACCTCTTTCGATAAATGTTGTGGTACATGTTTTGATTTTTGTTGGTTAACTAAAGCATTCTTTAGTTAATTACCGTAATGTGAAATAATTGCTCCCACTATACACTCACCTAAACGAGCATATCCACTGGAACTACAATGTAACTGATCACCATTATACGGAAATGGCGCAGAACCAGCGTATGTTTCAAGAACCACTTGACCATCACGTTTCTGATAATACGCTTTTCCATTTTGGTATCTTATTCGTGTTGTATTAACTGGATTGCCAGTTGAATCTAATTCATATGGTGAATACTGCTCATTGACTGGATTCGCACTTGCGCCAAACACATTCCACGTATATTTATTACTTCCAGAATTGTGCCATAAATCACACACTGGAATGTTATTATGATTTCCAACAGAAACAATCATATTTGCTAATGTTTCCATTGTTCGCCCACTGCCTGTCGGATATTCTTCATATCCATCTGCATCAATATACGGATATCGTCCCGGACAGTGCGGAGTTACATACAAAACTTTGCATGTTAGGTTATTTGCTTGTGTTAGTGTCTCATAAATACGATTAATTGTGTACTGAATTATTCCCGCAATCGTTGATTGGCCACTTCCATCCGTTTTATAGCAATCACCGATTTGTCCATCTTCTTTCCCACGGTCGTTATACGCCGGAAGAACAACGATTAAGGATTTATCCTTTACATCATCGACCGATAGCGGCTTTAAAACTCCACTTGCAGATGTTTCATTATCGTAATCACCACCAAGTCCTTTATCACCATCTACCATTGATATTGTTCCAACGCCGCCTTTAGCATGAGTAGATACATTCATTCCAAGAATAGTGTTTAATTGATTCTGCCATTTATTGGCGGCTGTTATACTATCACCAATAACTAATGCATTTTTTCCTTTCCAGTTATTAGTAGGCACATCTGGTATTTCACTTTTTAATGCTAAATCAAGAAAATCTACACCACCGTTAATATGAGTTTTTAATATTGATACTAAGTAATCTTTTGTTAAATCTCTACTATTTTCTGTAGAATCAAAAACATATACCTTTGTTTTATCTTCTCCTGTTGAAGCAGAAAAGGTAATCACTAACGTCTTGGCATTATCACCTGCTTTTAAAACTCCCCATGCATACGTTTCATCATCTATTGTAATTTTATTATTTACCCCAATTAGAGTTTCGTATCCTGATATTGTAGATGTAATTCCGATACCATTGATAAGATTATCTTCATATAGTTTTACAAAACACAAATAGCTTTTACCACTTGTTGGTTTGGAGAATAAAATATCAGAATACCAACTATTATTATTATGAGTTATCTCAACCCCATCAGTTAATACTGGTAATGGCTGTGTAATTTTCTGAGCAGTCTCGGCAGTCTCGGCAGTCTCGGCAGTCTTGGCAGTTACTCTTTTCTCCCAATAATTAGTGCCATAGATTGTCTTACACTTATTTAGGAGATCCGCACTTTTTAATGTTTCTTTTGCAATATCTGTCACATCAATAAGCAACATTGACTTTTTAGTAAGGGTGTATTCAATCCCCGTATTAGTCATAATACCAATTTTAATTGTGTCTGTGTTATATTGCGTTTCTTCGTACCGAAAAATATTGGAAGTCGTGTATTGCGCACCGTTTTTTGTGATTTCCGATTCTGTTGTGCTTATGACGCCTAAATTAACTTTATCGCTATAGCAATACGCAACGGCGGAAACATTTGTGATGTTTTCACCTGTTACAGTTCCCGAAAAATAAAAGATTTTTTCCTTCCCCTCGTTTGGAATTGAATACGAAAATTCATAGCGCCCATAATTTACAGTCGGAACAACCGTTATACTTCCATCGTCATTTGTGGTTGCATTCGCTCCCAGGACTTGTTCACTTTTCAGTTTTGATACCATCGCCAGATTTTGCACATAATCAACCTTATCTTCCTTCAGTGAAGCAATGTCTGTTTTATTCTGTTCGATCTGCTGTGCCTGTTCTGTCGTGGCTCCGGGCTTGACTGGATTCTTTTCAAGGTACTCATTTACTGCATTTTTGATTTCTTCCGGCGAAATCTCCCCGCCTATTCCTTTTAAACATAATTCGTATAAATACTTTTCTTTTCGCGTGATCGGCTTTGGGAGTTCGCCCTTATAATCACCTGTCAAGTACGCAAGATATTTTTCTTCCCTTGTTACTGGTTTATCTGCCATCTTTTTACTCCTCTCCGAATAGTGTTGGTTCGTCTGGCTGGGCTTCTTCAACCATTGCTTTCGCTTCTTCCTTAGTCATTCCCTCAAATTTTACAAAATACAACCATGCCGGAACCTTGCCAGTAGTCACATACTGCCACCATCTTGCACGGTCGTTTTCACGCACATACAGGATGTCTCCGAAATCATAATTGACTTCGTAAGCTCCGACGGGTGCAAGTCCGTACAAGTCAGCGTAAACGTTCAATGCGTAAATTACTTCGTTCAGACAAGATTCCAGTTTGTCTCGCACATCCTTGATAAACTGTACCGTTCTCTGCTGTTCTGCTTCTACTCCTGTAGCCGTCTGAATACCGCTAGATTCGTTGAAAACAAAGTACCCGTTAGAGAATCCAATCTTATATCCTAACTGGCTTAAAAGGGCGTTTATACCGCTTATACGGGTATCTGTGTTGAGTTGCGGATTGATTTCTTGATAGAATTCTTTCTCATCCTGCCCGAATACATTCTTGACAAAGCGCGGTAAGTTCATCTCTTTCCGTCTGTTCTCCATGCCCTGCGGTGACATGGCTGATACAGGTGTACCGCTCGGCATCAGCAGTCTATCATCTGCCAGAACAATCTTCTGAGAATCGAAAATCTCTCCGGCATTTCGGCTGTATGCAATGTCGAGGTCTTTTAACTCCTCGATAGCTTCGGCAAAAATCGGCAATCCCAATGGTGCATTAATATCCACGTTATTCGCTTGCGGCGTCCGCAGTACTCCGTACAGAGGCCCGTCCAGCTTCTCTCCATTTGCCTTGAGAATCGGCGGCGTGTCTGCCATAAGGTCAGCCCATTTGGTCTGTTTAAGGTCAATCTTATCTCCGATGCTCTGAGGAGATTTTGACACATAGGCCCTGTTTGAAACATAGTACGGATAGGTTGTTACGCCGTCCACGGTGGTCTCAACAAACCTATGATATTCAAGCCGTGTATAGTATTTCCGTCCAACAGTATAAGAATCCTTGAATATGATTCCCTTAATTTCCTGATTATCATAGTCCACGATCATCACATCTGCCGGAGTAAATACGTCAATGCTTTCACCATTTGGCTTAATAAATACTGTTCCATAAGCACAGCCATATTCTACCCAGTGGCGGATTTGAAAATATACCTTGTCGATCTGTTCCTGTAGCCACGTAGCCCTTGCAGAACCGTCTATCTGAATGCCGATCGCCAGCGTTGCGAGCCGAGCTGTTTCTGAGCAGACAGATTTAGCAAAATTAATCGTCTTGATGTTATTCTTGTCGTCTAACCATTCTGGAATCCCTCTGTAAATGTTCGCGCACCGGTTAATTAATGATTCCATTTCTGGAAATTCTGCCGCCTGGATGCTAAAATCCTCTTCGGCTTGTTTTTTGAAAATCATGTTAAACCACCTTTTTAGTGTTGTTATAAGTCCCATTTAATCTACCTTTTAAAATCCATCCATCTTACAGAAGTATCTCGCACAATAATGTCTTCATATTCTACAACTTTTAAGATTTCGTTAATGTCAGATGATCCATATATTTTTAAACCGATGCTTAAGAATTTATTTATTTTATCTGTGAGGTACCTATTTAACATTTTATGCACTGTGCCCCCTTCTCATGGACAATGGACTGGTTGCGTATCTGAGAGAATCTATCCAGTGATCGTTGCCATCTGGATAATCTGCAATCACTTCTCCATTGCTATCTACTTCATGCTCATAATTGATAATTTCCTTGTATGCTCTAGGTGTTCGTGTCGGATCAATAACTAATGTTCGGCACTGTAACCACTCAAAAGTATATTTGCGGCTTCCCGGTGTAACAATGGCTTTACGTGCTGGAAGCCCTGCATCTCGGAAGTCAATAATACTTTCTTCTTCATCAACTCCGCAAGATATTGAATAATCATCATATCCTTTTTTCTTTATCTGGTTAGCCATTTCCTT